ACTTTTAACACACCACAAGTATCAGGAATAGGAAACAATATAATTCCCGCTCCTTTATTTGATGTTATGGGTATAAAAACTTTTAATGGTCAAGTTGATGCTTTTGGAAATAAGATTAAAGAGTTGCCGGGAGTAATAAAATCATCTTTAGTTCAAATACCTGATATTATTGATGAAGGTGCTATTTTAATGACTGAAGCTTTAACTAACTTTAACAATTTAGCAAGTCAAATCATAACGGATAGTATTGCTGCTACTTTTCAAAATTTAGGACAATCAATAGGTGATGCTTTGGCAACTGGTGCAAATGTATTAAATGCTGTTGGTGCTACTTTGTTAAGTTCTTTAGGAGCTATTTTAACTGATATGGGTAAAATGGCTATTCAAATTGGTGTTGGTTTATTAGGAATAAAAGCAGCTTTAAAATCTTTAAATCCTGGCGCTGCTATTGCAGCAGGTGTTGCATTAATTGCTTTAGGTTCATTCTTTAGTAGTAAATCAAGATCTATTGGAGGCTCAATAGGTGGGGGCGGTGGCGCTTCATCTTCTTCAGGTGCAGGAGCAAACAATCAAAGTTTTTCATCGAGTGGATTTAGTTCTCGTGGTGATGGTGGTGGAACGGTAGTTTTTGAAATTGCAGGACAAAAACTTATCGGAGTGTTGAGCAATACATTAAATGCGAATAGACGTTTAGGAGGAACTTTAGGTTTAGGATAATGGCAAAGAAAATAATAATAGATTTTAGCGCACAACCGATAACAACAGGAATTGGTTTTGGATATACTATACAAGTTGATAGCTTCTTAATATATTATTCAAATGGATTAAATGGAGTTAGAATTGATTTTATTCCAAATGGAGATACACCTGATGAAGATTATCAATTAGCAATAGGCACTTCTTTAGATGAAACATTACAAATATTATTAAGTTATTTACGTGAAAACTATGTAAATGATTTAATAAGTTATAGTTTAGTTAATAACACTATTGAAGTTTTAATACAGGCTGATGCGGTTGTAACTATTGAAGAAGATTTAAACGAAAACATTACAATAACTACTGAAGATGTCGAGCCTTTTGGAACTAATTTAAAGTATTATTTATATTTTGATGATTATACACTAAACATTTATAAAAGCAATTATCAAGGTACTTCATCTGAAATATTTGGAAGTTTTGCGCTTAAAAAGTCAAGTGTTGATACTATATTAACCCCTATTAGAGGCACAGCTTTAGAATTATCTTTAGAATCAAATCAAACATTAACTTTTGATGAATTTCTAATCGAAGATGAATTTACCTATAAGACTGAACTATTAAAAGGTAGTCAAATAATATTTGAAGGATATATTAAACCCGATGGATCCCAACAAAGTTACGTTAATGATGCTTGGTATGTTAATATTGAAAGTAACGATGTTTTAGGTGCTTTAAAAGACTTATCTTTTGTACAAAGTAATGGATTAAGGTTTACCGGTAAAATGTCGGTTTACAATGTTATAAAAGCTTGTTTAGACAGAACACGTTTATCAATGACAATTAACACAAGTACAGAAGTTGCTTATGTAGATTATGCCGGAAGTAACATTTTAAAAGATATTTATGTAAATGCTGATCGTTTTATAAAAAACGAAAATGACATCGTATTAATGGATTGCAACGAAGTGTTAACATCAATGCTAAATTTGTTTAGTGCTGTTATTACTCAACAAGATGGTAATTGGTGGATTTACAGACCTAATGATTTAGAGTTAAACGGTTACACTACATTTATTAATCAAGATAGTGACACAACTTTTACAAAAAATTTAAATGCAGTTTTAGGCAGTCAGATAAATAACTTTTATCCGCATCATTGTGATGGTAATCAACAAATTCAAGTAAAGGGAGCAATTTCTGCATACCGTTTAAATTATGAATATGGTTTTTTAGATGGTTTTTTAGATAACCCAAGTTTAAATCATAATACGGAAATGGTTTTCACTAATTGGACTACTAATCCATCTTTACCAACTGCAAAAATTATTATTATAAATGATGCTTTAAGTTCATCAGGTTTAAAAATGATAATAAAAGAAGGTTCAGGAGCGATTGACGTACTTACTTCAACTTCTTTTAATACATTTTCTGATACTGTTTTGACTTTTAGAACAAAAGTAACAACAAGAATAACCAGTGGGGGATTTGGTAGTAATGTTCAATTTATTATTAAAATAATTACATCTGATGGTTATTTCTTAAATGGTAATAATCAATGGACATTAACTGATAGTTTTATAAGAGTTAAAACAACAGCTAAAAAAAATGTAGATTTTACAACAGATTATGAATTGTTAATGCCTCCTATTCTAAATGATTGTGATATTACTGTTAAAATTTGTGAAGTTAGATTAGGCGTATCAAATACCCAAATAACAGCAACGGTTAATTATATTCAAATATTAGATAATGAAATACAAAGACAAGGTATTAAAGGCGAATTTCACACAGTTACTCGTTCACAACCTCCAAGCTCAATAACTAAAGAAAACCAAAAGGTATTTAACGGTGATGGTATTGATATATTAATAGGTAGTATTTATAAATCAAACGAAGAAACTTTAACAAGTTTATGGAGCAGAAAAGATAAGTTTGAAAATTTGCCATTATTAGGAATTTCAGCTATGGATGATTTACGCATTCAATCAAATCCTATCAAATTATTTTCGGGTTCTATATATGGTCAAATACCTTATATGTCAGTTATAACTATTGATAATATAACGGGATTATTTATGCCAATAGAATATGATTATGATTATAAAACTAATAAATCACAAGTTAAGTTATTGGAGTTTTATAATACTGATATTGCAGACATTCAATATACAATAAGTCCTGATTATGGAAATAATACAGTTAAACCAACTATTAAAGGATAGTTTTTCTTATTGGTAATCCGTTTTCATCTTCTTTAACAGTAAACACCACTTTGCATCGGCAGTTAATTACATTTCCTGCCTTTGCACTTGGATCACCAGGATACATTATTTCTTCACCACTTGTAAAGAATGGCTGATTTAAATCAACCTTAACACCATTCATATCTAAATGGTCATAAACAGATTTAGGAGGTCTGCGGGTTCTGTTATCTTGTACGCTTATCCAAGTTTTTTCTAATACAAAATCGGAGTTTTGTGCAGCTACAACAGTAGCGTAGTTTGTTGCGGTTGTGGTTTCAGTTCGTGCTATTCTTAAAGCTTGTGCTTTATACCATCCAAATTTGTTTTGTAAGTTCCGAGTAATATCAGCAACCGATAAATTATCTTCATAACCTTTAGCGATAACTGCAATAATACTTTCAATTAACGTTTGATGAACTGAAACAATACGATATCCTAAATTAGAGTTAATCCAAGTTTGTATAATACTTTCAAAAGTAATCTCGGCCTTAATGCTTCTTTTAATACGTTTATATTGTGGGTTGCCTAAAGTAGTATAAATCTCTTTATACATTTCTTTTATTTGGCTTTCGGTTACGTTTGAATAAATTAAAAATTCATAAGTCAGTTTAGATATATTATTAAAAGGAATAGCGTTAACTATTTTTAAAATATTTCTTCTAACTATTCGGTAGGCTTGAACTTCTTGTCTAAAGCGTAGTTTGTCCATCCATTAACGTATTAAGTGTTGGATCGTTTAAGTTGACTATTCCGGTAGGGATATAAACCTCATTCATCATCTCATCGTCAATTTCTTCGTAGTTGAAAACTTCACGTCTTTCGTTTAATGTCAAAGGAACACTATTCACCCATTTAGACATGGTTTCCATATCAGTTTGCATTTCCGGTAGTTCTGAAATATCCCATTCAATATAAGCATCTTCATAACCTTTGAATTTTTTTATAAATTCAAGGTTTAAATATTCAGCTAACAAATCTAAATCGGGTTTGATATTATCGGTTACAACTCGTTTACGAGCTTCGTTCATTGTATCAACACCAAATCCGCTTCCGTTCTTTTCTTCATTTAATAAATCTACATTCCAGTTAAGGCAATTTGCTAAAGTACGTCTGTCGTAACTTAAATAGTCAAAAGGCTTAAGTTCATCGGTTGTAAGTGAAATTCTTGTAAATCCTAATTTTGCAGATGCTCCGGCTATGTTTGAAAGTCTTGTACTATCATTATCCATTTCAACAAGTCTATCCTTTAAAGATTGACCTTGTTCTGCTGTTAATGGTGTTGCTCCATCACCAGCGTGAATAAAGCCATAAACACCGCTGTTAAGCATTGTTTTAGAATTATTATCTATTGCGTTGTTAGAACTATTTATATTTCTTACAGCTGACATTAATTCGCTATAACCATATAAATGGGAGCCACTATAATCATAAAAAGGATTAGATCGTTTAATATGGATTATATTTTCAGCAGGGAATTTTACTAATTGATTACCTTGTTGCATAATATAATAGTCAATAGGATTTTCAACACTCATAAAAGATGCTTTTGGTTTTAACACTATTTGCATCCAATGAGAGGGTAAAATATAAAGTTGCAAAGGTTTCCCTGCGTTTGCTCCTTCAGAAACAGTTTGCTTATATAAATAAACATTTCCGCAAACTTTTAAATATACTTTGTAAAGGAAAAAAATATCGTTCCAAGTTTGGTTTACATTAGGTCTTTCAAGTGGCATTGGCAATTCGCTATCGCTTTCGTATGCTTTCTTTTTAAGTTTGCTAATTGCTAACTTTTGATGAAACGTTGGATTATTAGGATATTTTTTTAACTTTTTATAAGCATCATCATCATCAATTTTTTTTACACAATAAGGAACTGATGTTGTTTTAGATGCTTGTTGATTTACGATTGCGTTTACATCGGGATTTTCGCCATAACCTTTTGTTATTAAAGTTTCTAAAGTAGCATTGTATGTAGAAGTTAATCCTCCTACTAATTTATAAATACTTTCGTTAAAAAGGTTTTTATTTGCTCCTGTCAATATATCCCAAGCCAAGGCTATTCTATTCTTTGCCATTAAAGTAGTTTTAATAACTACAAATATATAAAAATAATTTAGACTGATTATAAATAACACGATATTTTATTATATATTTGTATTTGTAAAAGTTACTACATGGAATATTACAACGGCAGCGATAGAATTTTGTATATAAAGCAACAAGGTAACTGGTTGCCGATTGGTTGTTTAACAAGCAATTCGCTTTCTGAAAATGCGGAAATGTTATCCACTACAACAAGAGATAACGATGGTTGGAGTACTTCAAGACCTATGATGCAAGGGTATAGCATTTCATTTGAAGGAATACAAATAAATTCAGCTGTAGCGGGTGGAACTTTTACGGTTGCATCCTACGATAAACTAAAACTATTAAAACGTTCAAAAATACTTTTAGATTGGAAAATACAAGGCACTACATTTCCAACAGTTGATTATGGCAAATGCTATATTACAGAACTATCGGAAGCTTCGGCAGTTGATGAATTTTTAAGCTTTAGCGGTTCAATGGTTGGTTATGGTATTCCAAGAACAAGAGGATTAGGTGAATTTGTATTAAATGATGGTGATCCGGATGTGATACTGACAACTAATACAGATGCAAATTATATAATTAAAACAACAGAATAATGGCAATAAATCCATCAGAAATAACCACAATTCGTGTTGGTGAGTTACCAATAGGAACAATAGATTTAACTTCTAAAATAGCAGTTGAAAATGGAACTGATTTACAACAAATAGATGGTCAAGATTTAGTTGATTTTGTAAATATAAACGCTAACGCTTTTCAATTTGAGATTAAAGATTTATGGGTTTCACAAGCTTACATCGATGATAATTTTGACGGAACAGGATTAGGTATTGAATTATGCGAAGGTTATGCTATTTGTAATGGCCAAAACGGAACTCCAAATTTAGATGGATTAGTTTCAGTTGGCTATGGAAATAATTATAGCGTTATTAAAGCTATTGGAGGCAATAAAGAAGTGACTTTGGTTGCGGGGAATTTACCAAGCATAGATATTACATTACCAGTATCAAATGCTGGAGGTGGTGGTAGTCCTTATACTTATGTAGTTGCTTCCGGATCGGGTACACCAGCTTCTAAAACTTATACTAATGTTACAGGTAATACTATTCCAACAAAAGTAAATAACATGCAACCTTATATGGTATTGTTAAAAATAATGAAATTATAAAAAAATGGCAATAAATCCCGAATTAATTACAACGATAAGAGTTGACCAACTTCCTGATGGCACATTAAATTTAACTAATAAAATTCCTCACACAAGTGGAACTGTTTTAGAAAAGGCATCCGTACAAGAGTTAGTTGATTTAGTTGCTACTGCTATTGGTGTGAGTGGTGGTGTTGGTTATATAGCGTTATCAGTTACAGATGGCCAACAGTTGCCGGATGTTCCTGAATTACCAAGTTTCTTTTTATGTGGTGCAGGTACTTTTTTAAACATTAATGGCTATCCC